GAATATGTTGATCCAGCTTACTTAGTTTATTCTTATACAGAAGATCCTAACTTTGAAGACATATATTATGTTGGAGAAGTTAAAGCTGTTACAATACCTGAGTTGCAAATGCAATTCCCACACCTATCAGCGGAAGAATTATATAAGATACAACAAATGCCTGGTAATAGACAATATATTACAGGTTGGGGTAACTATGATGAAAACACTGTTCAAGTATTATACTTTGAGTATAAAACTTATATGAATCAAGTGTTTAAAATAAAATACGGTGAAAATGGAATGGAAAAAGTTATCGAGAAGACTGATGACTTTAATCCGCCGCCAAGTGATAAATTTGACAAAGTATCTAGAACAATAGAAGTATTATACACAGGAGCAAAGATCTTGGGTACAAATATGATGTTAGAATGGAAGTTGTCAGAGAATATGTCTAGACCTTTTGCTAATATGACTAAGGTTGAGATGAATTATGTTATCACAGCGCCTAGAATGTACAAAGGAAGAATTGATTCTCTTGTAAACAAAATTACTGGGTTTGCTGATATGATTCAGCTTACTCATTTAAAGCTACAACAAGTAATGTCAAAAATGGTACCAGATGGTGTATTTGTTGACGTTGATGGTTTAGCTGAAGTTGATTTAGGTAATGGTACTAATTATAATCCAGCGGAAGCATTAAATATGTATTTCCAAACTGGTAGTATAATTGGTAGATCATTATCTCAAGATGGAGGAATGAATCCTGGCAAAGTGCCAATTCAAGAGCTTAGCAGTTCATCAGGACAAGCTAAGATCGCATCGTTAATACAAACCTATCAATACTACTTACAGCTTATTAGAGATGTGACCGGACTTAATGAAGCACGTGACGGAAGTTTAGCTGATAAAGATACTCTTGTAGGATTGCAAAAGATGGCCGCTAACGCATCAAATACCGCTACTAGACATATACTACAGTCTAGCCTTTATTTGACCCTTAGAATGTGCGAAAACGTATCTCTTAGAATTGCGGATTGTCTTGATTATCCTTTGTTAACTAAAGTGCTAGAAGAAAGTATTACAACTTATAATGTAGAAACATTAAAAGAGATTAAATACTTGAATCTTTATGAGTTTGGTATATACTTAGAATTAGAACCAGACGAAGAAGAGAAAGCATTGCTTGAGCAAAATATACAAGTTGCTTTGCAAACAGGAGGTATTGATTTAGACGATGCTATTGATATTCGTCAAATTAAAAACTTGAAGTTAGCTAACCAAACTTTAAAATTTAGAAAGAAGAAAAAACAAAAAGCAATGCAAGAAGCGCAAATGGCTAATATACAAGCTCAAGCGCAGGCAAATCAACAGACAGCAGAACAAGCAGCTTTGTATGAAGTACAAAAACAACAAGCGCTAACGCAAGAAACTGTAAACGTTGAACAAGCAAAATCGCAATTTGAAATACAAAGAATGCAAACAGAAGCTGAAATAAAGAAACAGCTAATGGAATTACAATATCAATACGATATGCAATTAGCACAAATCAAAGCGCAAACAATTGATAAAAACTTGCAAGCAGCTGAAGATAGGAAAGATGCTAGAACAAAAATACAAGCAACGCAGCAATCAGAATTAATAGATCAACGTAAAAACAATTTACTACCTAAAGATTTTGAAACACAAGACGCTGGATTTGATGGCGACTTAAGCGGAATGTTTGGAATGTAATACCGCTATTAACCAATTTTATATTATTATATCATGTCAGAAACAATTAAACAAGAAGGCGAATTTAAAATGTCTAAGCCTAAAAAGCCTAGAAATTTAACTAAGCAACCTGAGATTACTAAAGTAGATTTAGTAGAACCTAAGGTTGAACAGGAAATACCAAAAGTAATTATACCTAATACGGAAGATAATGCCATTCAAGAACAAAGCTCAACAGAAAGCGTGTTACGCACAGAACAGTCCGAATTGGGATTGCAAGAAGTGGAACCAGGAAACGAAAGGTCCTTTGAAAATGTTATTGAAGAAATATCAAGCCAAGAAGTAGATACTAAAAGTATTGAACAAGAAGTTGCGCATCACGTACAGGAACAAATAAATACTGGTAAACCATTACCAGAGAATATTGAGAAGCTGGTTAGTTTCATGGAAGAGACTGGCGGAACTATTGAAGATTATGCTAGATTAAACATCGACTATGCCTCAGTAAGCAGCGAATCATTATTAAGAGAATACTATAAAAAGTCAAGACCGCATTTAGACGCAGAAGAAATACAATTTCTAATGGAGGATGAATTCAGTTATGACGAAGAACTAGATGATGAGCGAGACATCAGAAAGAAAAAGCTCGCATTTAAAGAAGAGGTTGCAAAAGCAAAATATTTCTTAGAAGATCTTAAGAATAAATATTACGACGAAATCAAGTTGAGACCGGGCGTATCAAAAGATCAACAAGAAGCATTTGACTTTTTTAATCGATATAAGAAGGATGAAGAGCAGAATGCTGCAAAGCACGCTAGGTTTAAACAGAATACTAAAAATCTATTTAACAGCGAATTCAAAGGTTTTGAATATAGTGTTGGAGAAAAAAGATTTAGGTATGGAGTACAAAACCAAGAGCAAATTGCAGAGAAGCAATCAGACATTAGCAATTTCTTAGGGAAGTTCCTAGACAAAGAAGGTAACATTGCTGATACACCTGGTTATCATAAAGCTATTTACACCGCAATGAACGCTGATAAAATTGCACAACACTTTTACGAACAAGGAAAAGCGGATGCAGTTAAAGAAGTTGTTAGTAGCTCTAAGAACCCTACATCAACACAACCAAGACAAGCTCCTGGAGATGTTTTTGTTAATGGTTTAAAAGTTAAAGCTATAAGCGGGTTTGATTCTTCTAAATTAAGAATACAAACAAAAAAATTTTAAACACTAAAAATTAAAAATTATGGCAGCAATTAGCCCGGCTTACGGTTCAATTAAACCGAGTCAAAAATTACAAGCGTTAGAATCTAACTACTTAAACTTTACAGATGGTAGTGGAAATGACTTCGCACAGCAATATTTACCAGAAATCTACGAAGCTGAAGTAGAGCGTTACGGGAACAGAACGTTATCTGGATTCTTACGTATGGTAGGGGCGGAGATGCCAATGTCTTCTGACCAGGTTGTTTGGTCTGAACAAAACAGATTACACATTGCTTACAAAGATGTATCTTGTGCTTCTGCTACAACTTTGACTTTCACAGTTGGTGGATCAGGACAAAACTTTGTAGAGAATGTTATTTCAGTTGGACAAACTTTAGTAGTTATGAGCCCATCAACAGGTAAAGAACTTAAAGTTTATGTTACAGCTTCTACAACTGCCTCTACAACTGCTACAGTTACAGTTAAACCTTACACTCAATTAGATTTGACTACAGGTGCTGGAAACGTTGTAAACTTTGCTTCTGCAACAAACCTTAAAATCTTTGTTTACGGTTCTGAATTTAAAAAAGGAACTACAGATGCTTCTTTAAACTCTGTTACTCCTTCTTTCACTCAGTTCTCTAACTCTCCGATTATCATCAAGTCTAAATATGCTATCAACGGTTCTGATACTGCGCAGATTGGATGGGTAGAAGTTGCTACTGAAGATGGAACAAGTGGATACTTATGGTATTTGAAAGCTGAAGCTGAAACAAGATTGCGTTTTGAGGATTACTTAGAAATGTCAGTTATTGAAGGTGAATTAGTTTCTGGAGGTTCTACTTTAGGATCAGGAAATGGATTGAAAGGTACTGAAGGTTTATTCGCTGCTGTTAAAAGTAGAGGGAACGTTGTAAACAACTTTACTGCTTCTGCTGGATTAGCTGATTTTGATTCAATCTTGAAAAACTTAGATACTCAAGGGGCTATCGAAGAAAACATGTTCTTCTTGAACAGAGCTACTTCTCTTGACTTTGATGATATGTTAGCAGGTTTATCTGCAGGTTCTGCAGGGGGTGTTGCTTACGGATTGTTTGAAAACTCTGAGCAAATGGCTTTGAACTTAGGATTCTCTGGATTCCGTCGTGGATCTTACGATTTCTACAAAACTGACTGGAAATACTTAAATGATGCATCTACTCGTGGAGGTATGGCTAATACTGCAATTGACGGTATCCTTATTCCTGCTGGAACATCTACAGTATACGATCAACAATTAGGAACTAACATTCGTCGTCCATTCTTACACGTTCGTTATAGAGCTAACCAAGCTGATGACAGACGTATGAAAAACTGGATCACTGGATCTGTTGGAGGTGCTTACACTTCTGATCTTGATGCAATGGAGGTACACTTCTTGTCTGAAAGATGTTTAGTTACTCAAGGTGCAAACAACTTCGTATTGTTTACAGCTTCTGTATAATTCTTTGGTGATATTACCCTCGTTGAAACTACGGGGGTAATTATTACCTTTTTAAAAATTTATTAAATTATATTATATTATGGCAATTGCAAAAAAAGAAACAGCACCTACAAGTGCAAAGGTAGATAACACAACTCAGGACGTTGATATGGTTAATGAAATAGAAGTTAACGAAAAAGTTGAAGTTACCACTAAAAAAGAACAAGCATCTAAAGAAGTAAAACCAAGTTGGGAAATTAAAGATAGAACTTATATTTTATCAGATAGTCATTCACCGCTTACATATATGCTTCAAAGTAAACACACTTCTAGATACCCTTTAATTTGGTTTGACAATGTTACTGGTCAGCAAGAAGAATTACGATATGCTACAAATCAAAACTCTCCGCTTGTAAGTCAACAAAAAGGGCAAGCAACGTTGGGACACGTTTTATTTGAGAACGGTATATTAAACGTTCCAAAAGAAAAACAAAATTTGCAAAAATTACTTTCATTATATCATCCAGGTCTTGGTATTAAATATACTGAATTTGATCCTACAGCAGAAGCTGAAGATGATTTAGATTGGTTAGAATTAGAAGTAGATGCTATGAGAATGGCTTTTGAAATGGATATAGATGAAGCTGAAGCTATTGTTAGAGTTGAAGTTGGTTCTAGAGTTAACAAGATGAGCTCTAAAGAAATCAAGAGAGACTTGCTATTATTCGCTAAAAGAAATCCAGCTTTATTTGTAGAGCTTGCAAATGATGACAATGTACAGCTTCGAAATTTAGCTATTAGAGCTACCGAAGCAAATATTATACACCTATCACAGGATCAAAGAACTTTCTCTTGGGCTGAAAATGATAGGAAATTAATGACAGTGCCATTTGATGAAAATCCATACTCAGCAATGGCAGCTTTCTTTAAAACCGACGAAGGCGTTCAGGTCTTTAGGTCTATAGAGAAAAAACTTAAATAATACGTAATATTAATATATAGGCGGTTATTGTACTTAAAACTGCAATAACTGCCTAAATATTATAATAAATATAACAGATGGCAATAAATGTAGATACAGTTTACAAAACAGTTTTATCGATATTAAATAAGGAGCAACGTGGATACATGACTCCTCAAGAATTCAATAAAACAGCAACACAAGTACAACTTGAAATATTCGAACAATATTTTGATGATCTTAATCAACAACTCCGAGTACCTCAAAGCGACGAAGATTATGCTGATAGGGTAGCAAATATTGAAGAGAAAATGTCTATATTTGAAACCACTGGTTTATGCACATACACAACTAATAGTGCTGGCGGATATTTTTCATTGCCTACAACAGATGCGTATGGAGCAACATATTCTCCGTATAGATTAGGCTCTTTAGCTTATACAAATGTATACGGAACCACATTAGGACCATTAGAGGAACTGCAGAGATCTGAATTTTACTTAATACAGAATTCAAGGCTAACTGCATCGACGCTAAAGAATCCTACTTTCTTAAGAGAATCAAATAGAATAATAGTAGCCCCTAGCTCTATTACAACCAATATAATAGCAAATTATATTAGAAAACCATTAGATCCTATTTGGGGCTTTACCGTTGGGTCTAGAGGTCAATATATTTATAATCCAGCGGCTTATTCTCCGGGAACGCCTGCAACTGGATCAAGAAACTTTGAATTGCATGAATCAGAACAAACAAGAGTTATAATCAAGATATTAATGTACGCAGGTATAATAATAAAAGATCCACAAATTGTTCAAGCAGCTGCTCAGCAATCACAATTAGAAGATATAAACTCTAAAAGCTAAATAGACTATGCCGATGCCTAATGGCGGTTTAATTACCGAAACAAACAGACAATACTACGAAGGTGCCCAAGGCTTTATAGCTAACGGAACTCAAACCTCGTTTACTACAACATTTGACACAAATTTAGAATTTGGCTCATATAACCCAAGCACTACTAACTACGCTTTAAATAATTTTAAATTGTATACAAGCTCAACTGGGTATGCGGAGTCATGGACAGAATACACCTTAGCATATACTGTAGTAGGTAATACAATAACATTCGGGACTACGCCGGCTAACGGTACTTATATAGTTGTTCAACTTAAAGTATTAAGCGGTGGTAATTACGGAAATCCTTCTGTTCCAGGTAGTTATGCTTTTGGGGACACAGTAGAAGATAATTACGGATCATACTCTTATGTAACTTTAGACGATGTAGTAAACAATTTCATGATTGCTTATGTTGGAAACGGTAAACTTGTAAGTTCGGTTAAGAAGACAGATGTAATTTTTCACGCAAAGAGAAGCTTACAAGAATTTAGCTATGACGTTTTAAAAAGCATAAAGTCTCAAGAATTAACCGTACCACCTAGTCTTAGTGTTGTTATTCCTCAGGATTATGTTAACTATGTTAGGATGTCTTGGATAGACTGGCATGGCGTTAAACATATTATATACCCGACTAATAATATTACAATAGATCCTTACGAAACTCCAGTGCAAGATGACCTAGGTGTTCCGGTACAAGATGACTTCGGATCAAACATTGAAGGAGATTCAATAACAGAAGAAAGATGGAAATACCATAACTGGGGAGTTGATTCTTATGATCTGGGTGCTTTTGTTGGCGATTGGAGAAATGGTGATGAATGGGTTCAAAGCGCATGGTATGGTAGAAAATATGGATTAGATCCGCAATTTGCTAATGTTAATGGTTACTTTACAATAAATGATCGTGAAGGTAAAATATCGTTCAGTAGCGATTTAATTCACAGACTTATAGTACTAGAATACATTTCTGATGGCCTAGCTTATGAAATGGACTCAAGAGTGCCTAAAATGGCTGAAGAAGCTATGTATGCATATATTTTACACGCAATTATATCAACTAAAGCAAATCAACCAGAATATTTAGTACAACGTCTTAAACAAGAAAAGAATGCTAAATTAAGAAACGCTAAGATAAGATTATCTAATATTAAATTAGAAGAAATAACTCAAGTTCTTAGAGGTCAATCAAAATGGATTAAACACTAATTAAATGGCGGAAATTAAAAATAATTTTCTTAGTTCTAAAATGAACCAAGATATAGACGATAGATTAATGCCTAACAATGAATATCGTTACGCATTAAATCTTGAAATCAATAGATCGGAAGCATCGGACGTTGGGACATTGCAAAATATATTAGGTAATAGTTTAGCTGTTGATTTTAGATCTATTACGGGAAAATCAAACTTAGAATGTATTGGAGTTTTGCCGGATGAATCAAATAATAATATATACGTTTTTTTAACGGACTATAGCGGAACTACATATAGTACAACTGCTGGAAATTATATTTATGTATATAATAACTTGCAACCAGTTTCAATAGCAAATCCTAAATTATTAGTTTCAGGTGAATTCCTTAACTTTTCAACTTTATATCCAATATACGGAATTAATTTAATAGAAAATTTACTTTTCTGGACTGACAATAGAAATCAACCTAGAAAAATAAATGTTATTAATGCATCAAATAATAGCGGATATTATACAGTTGAAGAACAAATATCAGTAGCTAAACTTAGTCCTTTATATGCTCCTCAGCTTTATCGTGAAAGCGTAGTCGCTCCCGGGGAATATGAAACAACTATGTATGATGTTGTTAGCCCCGATTTACCGGACGGCACTACAAACCCATATTATGTTGAAGACTGGCCAGGCGATCCGGCTTATTTAGAAAGCAGATATGCTAGATTTAGTTATAGATATAAATTTGAGGATGGGGAGTATTCGATTATGGCTCCATTCACTCAAATAGCTTATATACCAAAACAAGATGGTTTCTTTTTATATGAAGGACCAGCTTCTCCTGGTGGTGAGCCTGTGCAGGATGACGAAACAAGTGCTTATAGAAGTACAATTGTTGAATTTATGGAAAATAAGGTTAATGATATATTACTTCAAATACCATTACCATGTCCTGCTAATACAATGTATTCTTTGTATAAAATAGTAGAATTAGAAATATTATACAAAGAAGCAGATAGCATAGCCGTTAACGCGGTAGATGCAATACCAACCATACCAAAGACTGGTTCTTTTTGGAATACTACCGGAGAAATATATAGTTATGATTACCCATCTAAAAAACCATTTAAAACATTACCTAATAGAGATGTTATAAGAGTTAACGATATAACTCCTGTAAAAGCATTAAGTCAGGAGATTGTTGGTAATAGAGTTGTTTATGGTAATTACCAAGATAAATATACTTATCCTAAATATTTAGATTATAATGCAGGAGCAAGTGAAAAATTTGGTTTTGGATTTGGACCTAGCGAAGGCACTAGTGTTGTGGAATATCCTAATCATTCCGTAAAAGAAAATAGAAATTATCAAATAGGTGTTGTATTAGGTGATAGATTTGGTAGAGAGTCGGGGGTTATATTATCAGATCAGCTGTCATCATTTGACAGTTCATTTGGAGCATCGTCTTTATATTTACCATATACTGAACCCGGCACACCTGCTCCATATAATTGGTTTGGTAATTCATTAAAAGTATTATTTAATCAACCTATACAACCCGCGGCTCCAAATCCTGCTACAGGATGGCCAGGAATATATAATGGAGATAAAACATCTCCTGATTATAATCCATTAGGTTGGTATTCATATAAAATAGTAGTAAAACAAACAGAGCAAGATTATTATAATGTATATCTTCCTGGAGTCATGGCTGCATATCCAAATAGTACAACTTTAGAATTAGGTAAAACATCTCATATTGTATTACTTAATGATAATATAAATAAAATACCAAGAGATTTAAGTGAGGTTGGGCCTGCACAAAAACAATTTAGAAGTAGTGTTATTTTGTTCCCTAGAGTTAATAATAATACTTTAGCTTATAACAATGAGCAATACTACCCTGGAAACGAATATGCTTTCGCTAGCACAATAGCCACAAGTAATTCTTTGTTTTATCCTGATGGAGTTTCTCCAACTACGCCTCCGGCCGGTTTTTTAAATTTCTATCAAATAAATTCTGATCCTTTAATAGCCAGATTATCTACGCCACAAGAATTAGGTGTAATAACTTCTACAAACGACGTTATAAATTTAGCTGTATACGAAACCAAACCCGTAGAATCTAAATTAGATATATATTGGGAAACCTCAACTTCCGGTTTAATAAGTGAATTAAATACAGCAATACAAAGTGGATCTTCCGCTAGTGTTGATTCTATGGTGGGGTGGAGTTTTACATTATCAGAAGCCGATGGGCCTGGAACAGCAGTTACAACCCCGTTTAAATTTAAAGATGTATTAGGAGCGGATATAACACCAACCAGTGTAGTATTAGATAGTGTGCTTACAGGTGAAGCTTCTCCTACCGATGTGACAAGTAAATTTGTATTAGAAAGGGTTGGAGTCACAAATACATATATAATTAAAACTGCTCCCGCAGCATATTTTTATTATGGTTTTAATGCCTCAACAGTTAATCATTACTTTTTTACCATTAGCGCTACCGTAGGGGCTCCTCCTGTGTCAAATTCTTTTGTTCAGGACGGATACTTAAGTAATGTTAATCCAACAATAACTAATAAACCTACTGCACCATTTAATATGGCTATAGGCGATATAGACATTTATGATTTTAACGGAATAAATGGATCAAACCCAACTGGCGGATTAAGTACAGCGGGCTTAACTTGGGCAGTTACAAATACAGATAATACGCCAACAACTATATTTACTATAACTTCAGGTGGATTATTGCAAGATCTAAGTGGTTTAGCAGAAGGAACATTCAATCTAAAAGTAACATTGACTGAAGCGTCTGGTAATACAGACTTTGTTAATATAACTGTTATATATCCTTTTAGAAATTCTGTTACATTTACAAGCTGGTCATCTAAGTGCGGAACAGTGTCTGCTATTGAAACCACTACTGGATTTATAACAATTACTGGTTCTGATGCTAACTTTAATGCTTTTGCAACAGTAAATACCGGTACGGTTAGTATTACGACAGATGTGACAATTGATGGAACTTCATTAAACGCTTTTAGAAATACAAATGGAACAACCAATTCAGGTATTCTAACTTTATCAGCAGGTACCTATCCATACTTTATAGAAGTTGATAGAGTAATTTCTGGTTCCGGAGTAGGTTGTGGTGGTATAAACTACATACAATAACAAAAAAGGTATGGTAAACATGCTTATAAATAAGTAATAATAATTATATGGCAGCAGTTGTAGAAGTAAAATATTTTAACACATTCATATTAAAGAAAGTATTCGCTGGAGGAGACACCCCTGTTTGGGGTGGATCTTTTGGTATACCTACTACTATAGATGGTGACAATACAGGTTATCCAATATCTACTGTTGTTCCAAGTACTACAAAAGAATGGTTTATTGAAGAAGCTAGGATAAGGGGCGGGTATAATAATCTAACGGTTGATTTTGGTGTTAAAGCATATATAGTAGACGCAACAAATACAGCTGCTATTAGATCTAGCGCATTAATATATTCTGGATTATTCAACTCAAGAACGGGCATTAATAATACAAATCAATTCTCTTCAGGAGAAGAAATAACGAAAGGATTAGATCCAGCAAATGGCTCAATTCAAAGATTATACGCTGAGGATACTAACTTAATTATATTCCAAGAGAATAAGGTTAGTAGAGCATTGATAGATAAAGACGCAATATATTCAGCAGAAGGAGCCGGTACTGTTACAACTTCAAACGTGGTGATTGGGCAAACGCAGGCTTACGCTGGTACTTATGGTATTAGTAAAGACCCTGGTAGTTTTGCTGTCTATGGATACAGAAAATACTTTACAGATAGAAATAGAAACGCAGTACTTAGATTATCTCAAGATGGTATAACAGAAATATCTCAATATGGTATGACTGATTATTTTAGAGATGAATTCAGCAATATAGATACTGCAACTTATGGCCCTGGAAAAGTAATTGGAGGATGGGACACACATAATAAACAATATGTATTATCTACACAATCATCAGCCGCTACGCCAGATCAATACAAACAAGATAAAACATTGGGATTCAGTGATGATGCTAATGGCTTTACTAGTTTTTATTCTTTTATACCTTCACAAATATTAAGTTTAAAAAGTAAATTTTATACTTTAAATAAAGGTAGACTTTGGGTTCACTATAATGAAGCCGCTAATACAAGAGGTAATTTTTATGGCGTTCAATATAATTCAAATATAAGATTTGTTTTTAATGAAGCGCCTAGTAATGTCAAAGTATTTAAAACAATAAATTACGAGGGAGCAAATGGATGGCAGGTTGATTCGTTTAGATCTGATTTAACAGGTCCTGATTATTTAAACTCCGGTTATATAAATACTCAAGACGTTGCC